CCTAGCCCTCTTTGTTGGGTAATGTATCCTAGATTGACCATTGTGAGGTTGATAATTAGTGAATTCAAACCACTTTTTCTTAAAATCTAAGAATTTATCGCTATAAAAAAAATCAATTCCTTGCTTTCTTTGCATATAAGCCTTATTAGTTATATAGTAGTATAGTAGTTATATAGTAGTATATAAGAAAAAAGAAAAAAGTATAACAAAAAAGAAAAAGTTATTCACTTTCTAGTAAAATTAACTTCTCCATCCACTCATCTCTAGTGGTTTGACTATGTCTACCAGGTGGAAGCAAGTCTAATTTAACTTTGTTAGCTCTTTTTCTAATTTCATAAGCAGAATGTTGTGCATCTGCCTCTTTTTCTTTCTTGATCTGAGAAAACCTAGCTACTTGTATCCTAGACTTCTCACTTGACTCTCTTTTCCTAGGAGAATCATTAGAACTATCTCTCTCAGGTAACTCTACATCCTTTGTGACTAAATGTTCTGCTACCTTGTCAAACATAGCAGAGTCTTCATCAGTTATATCTGTGAAGTCTACTTCGTCTGAATCAACTTTCATAAACTTTTCAAAATTACTCTCTACTTGGATCTTAATTCTATTCTCTAATTTACCAAAATGCTCTAAAACTAACCTAGCTGCTTGAACATTTCCTCTCTTCGCTTCTTCAATTGTAGCCTGAATAACAGCAGGTAATTCTACTCCAGATATTTCCATATATCTTTTATACAAACACTCTAAAAAGTCAGGGTTACCCATCCACTTTTGTACAGTTTTTCTATTAACTCCACACTTAACTGATATAGACTTTAAAGAAATAGAAGGATCAGAAGCATAAAGCTCAATTGCTAGTGCCATAGTAGGATTATGTTTAACTATATTCATATAATAATATAAAACATTTTCACGATAGATTCAAGTTTTTTTCAAAATGCTAAAAATAGCCAAAATATAACGCTCTTTTTTAACCATTCTATGTCGAGCTATCTGCCAAGTGACTTGCCTGGTTTTTACCCCCCTAGCAGCGTAAGTTATAGGGTAGGGCAAAGGCACGAGAGCCGAAACCCAAATTAATAGAGAATATTAAATTAGGAGAGTTACGATGAAAACAGAAAACCAGGATATAGTAGTAGAACCAAAAACGCCTATAATTAATGAAGTAGAACTTGAATTATTAGAGAAGATTAAATTAGTAGATAATACTATTTTTTCTAAAGTTGACACTATCAATAATATTGCAAAATTGCATCTAAAGGATATAAGAATATCTAGTCTAGCTCCTTTAGGAATTGTATTCAAAATAGAAAACACATCGCTAGAAGGTTACAAAGTTTGTTTAAGTACTAGTGAATTCGACGAACTACTAGAAATATTGACTACTCAAAATGTAATCAAAGGAAGTCGAAAAAAATCTAACCGAACCGAAAACATGATAGCTAACGATAAGGGCTATCTAGAATATTGCGAAAAGATGGTTCGTAATGGAACTATGGATAAATTGGCTAGACTAAATGGAAAAGCTATGTTCTCGGCTATCGATGGCGATGGAATAGAACGAACTTATTCAAATAATGTTGCTATGCGATATAAAAATCCTAAGTAAATAATCTAATCATAGAGTAACCCAGTAGGTATAGATATTACGATAATCTATGCCTACTTTGTCGTCTAAAAATCACGATTTCACTGATCACCTGGGCTACCAGGAATAGATTTTTAATATAAATAGAGAGGTATAAAATGTTAGATGCAAAACAATTAGAATATTTAGAAGTATCTATAAGAAATTTTGGAGTAGAAGGATCAGTAGTGCTGTTAGATTTATTATACGATGATAAACAATTATCACTAGAATTATATAACGAAATGAAAAGTAAAGCAACAGATAACTCAAAATAGAAAGGGAATATATGGTAACATCTAGGATCCAGGCAGTACCAAGTTCCGAATGTAGATTATTAATAGACAGAGTATTACATCATTCTGGCTATAAGTTCAATAGAAATTATAAGTATGTAATAGGTAATAAGAAGATCAGAGTAAAACTCACCACAAAAAAATTCTATAATATAGTAGATATTAGTAAAAACTCACTAACAGTTATAAATAACCATAGCATAAGGAGATAGATGAAAACATATAAGAAGATAGCTGGCAACCTATACCGAGAAGTACAGACAATTAAAAAGAAAGATACTATTATCTGCGAAGTTTGTGGATATAAAGTAAAAGTAAAGCCATATAAACCTGGTTATGGCGATATGTGCAGAGAAGTACCAAGTAGACATCTACCAGACCACGATTGTAAACAGAAAAATAGCGAAGTCTATAAACCACAGAAATGAATACAACAATAATAGAATATGCTCTAATGCTTCTGGCATTCCAGATAATGTATAAGCTGTTAAAATTTATACAAGGTGCATAGGATCAGGTAAAAGGATATATGGTATTTAGAGTAGTTCGATTCTACTCTATCCTCAACTTATAATAGAAAACTAAAACAAGGAGACAGAGATGGATAATCAACAAGAAGATAGTATTAGAAGTATATTAGGAGATATAAGTAGAGACCCTAATATATCAGAACCTTTCAAGTCTGTTATAACAGAGACTATCAGCACAATGTGCTTTATAACTCATAATGACAGATTCATAGATATTAATAATACCCATAAAAAAGGTGACCTCATAGCAGATTATAACTCAATAATACAGAAGTTTGGTAAGCCAAGTTTATGTTTCGATGATATAAAATCAGACTATGAGTGGCAGATAGAATTCTCAGATGGGTTAGTGGCTGCTATCTATGATTATAAGATAGGTATAAACTATTGTGGAGAAGATGAAGGTGAAATATTAACAGAGGGTGAACACTCCTGGAGCATAGGTGGCTCTGATCCTAGAGTAGTTAAGAGAATACAGGAAATAATAAAATATTCATAGTAAAATAACAACAGAAAGGTAGGATATATAGATGCCAAATTGGTGCTATAATAGTCTCTATGTAAAAGGAGACACAAAGGAATTATCTAAGTTTATAGATAAAGGCAAAGAGTATAATGAGAATGATATAGATATGAAGAGCGACTTATCTATGAAGAACTTTTTACCTATAAAAGGTAAATGGAATTCAGACTCTGCTTGTGACGCTTGGGGTACTAAGTGGGATATACAGGCAAACCTACATTATGAAGAAGATGATGGATTAGCCTGTTATGACTTCGATTCTGCTTGGTCTCCACCTATTACATTTATAAATAGAGTGTCTAAGTTATTTAAGAAGTTAAGTTTTCTATTAAACTATAATGAGCCAGGTATGAATTTCTCAGGTTCATATCAAGTACAGAATGGGGAAGTAAAACAGGATGATTTCCTAGACTCTGGTGGAAAGGGGTTTTTCGATGAAAAATAAAGAATACAGAAGGATTCCAATAGAAGTTACTGAAGATAATATATACTCTGGAGTAGAGGGTTGTAGTTTTAGCTGCCCTATTGCACTTGCTATTAGTGATAAACTAGATAGAGAAAAATGGTATACTGATGATTACAGGATAAATGTACAGCCAAAACTTATTACTCTGATCAATGATGTAGATAAGAAAATTATAGAACTATATGTTATACCTCACGAAATAGATGAAGTAGTGGATTTCATAGAGGCATTTGACTCTGGTGATGATGTTGAACATTTTTCATTTGACCTTCTGTTTAAAGAGGCTGATATACAGACATATTTCAATTAAAATAAAAGGAGAATAGATGAGCAATAGCAGATGGAGTGTAGGCTCTGGAAAGTTAGAGTCTATACCAAGCCTAAATACTAATACTTTAAGTAATGATTTCTGTAATAAGATGAAATCAACAGAGACTATATGTAAAATGTGTTATAGTCACTCTATGCTTGGGACATTCAGAAAGAATTGTGTACCTAAGTTTGAGTTAAATAGTAAGATGTTATCAGAAGATACCCTTAGCCAAGATGATATTCTATATAGAGGATTTGGTATATTATCCAAGGCTGCCAGATTCCATAGTCATGGAGAGCTTATAAACAGAGTACATATGATAAATATACTAAGAATATGTAGAAACTTCCCAAATACAACATTTTCACTATGGACTAAGAGAAAGAATTTAGTCTATAGTGGCTTGAAATTATTAGGAAAGCCAAGTAATCTGATCTTGATATACTCTAATCCAAAGATTAATTCTGTAATGGACAAAGTGCCAGATCAGTTTGATAAGGTATTTAATAATGTCACAGAGAAAAGTGAACAGGTAAATTGTCACCAGAAGTGCAAAGATTGTATGATGTGTTATACAATAGGTAATAAAACAACACAGATAGTAGAGGTAGTTAAATGAATGAAATAGACTTATGGCACGAAGCAGAAAACTGCGAATATGCAGATGAGGGCAAACTTAAAAATATAGCATATGAACTATACAAGCTGTTTGATTGGAGTGATTATCCTACAGCAGAAGATGATTTTGACTCTATATATTATAGAATATATGAAGGAGAAGAACTAGAAGATATATTAAAATCAATAGAAAAGGAGAGTAAATGAGTGAAGTAGAAGATAGATGGAATAAAAGAGCCAAGGCTCTAGAAGGTAGGAAGATAATAAAAGTAGAGTATATGTCAGAGGAAGAAGCGAATGATATAGGTTGGACTGACAGACCTGTATGCATAGGACTTGATGATGGGTCTTGGTTATATCCTTCTATGGATGATGAGGGTAATAACGCTGGATCTCTGTTCTCATCAAATAGAAAGTATCAATTCCCTGTAATATAAAAAGAAAGGAGTCTTAAATGCCTAAAGAAAAAAACCTCTGTGGTAAAACACGAAAACTAGACAATCCATATGAGGTATGGAAGGGTAACAACCCTATGTTTGGAGAGATAGAGTATAGAGTCTTAAAGAAGTATCAATCCCCTGGTAATGAGACTACTAATCCTTATGCCAGATGGTTTGTTGCTGCTAAATCAGCTGCAACCTTTGGTAGTTGGGATATGGGAGATACATATATAAAAGATATTACCTTATATTGTATCAAGCAGAAAAGTGTAGGTGTATGAGTACTCAACCTTCCAGGTAATTACACTAGCTATTAGTGTTATTGTATTATTTGTAGCACTAATTAATGGTAAATAGTTATTACCTATTGGGAAAAGAATAGGCAGGTAGCATAGAATTTATTCTATCTTGGTTCAACTCCAAGCTATTCTCTGTAATGAAAGATTTTTAAAATAAACAAGGAGACACTATGATGTTAGAGCAAATAAAGGACTTAATATTCAAGATAGAAGATGATAGAGAATTAAAGTCTATCGCAAAATATATTAAAGCCAGGAGGCAACAGGTTGGATTTCAAATGAAATTTAAACTAAAAGTAGGAGATAATGTTTTTGTAGATAGTAATGGTATAACAGAAGATGGAACTATAATTAAAATAAATAGAACTAAGGCAGTAGTAGACTTGGGCAATGGTGAGTGGACTGTACCCTTCTGTATGATAAGGATAAATAATGGTTGATAAAATCAAATATGTATATTCACACATAGCATTAGGTAAGATCAGAGAAATGTCTAAAGACATAGACTTAGACTTACACCAATTCAAAGAAGAAGCATGTTATATAATTCAAGAGTTAGATAGAGTTCTTGCTAAAAGAGAATTAATACCTAGGAGAAAATGGGAGGAGAAAAAATGAAGAATAAGGAACTAATAGAAGTAGTAAGGTTATTAGGTGGAGAGCTACCTAAGGCAGAAAAAGTTCATAGTACAAAACTAAGTAATCTGATCTATAGTAAGAAGAATAAGATATTTAGTTGTGTTTTTATAAAGAAAGATGGCTCTGTGAGGAATATGAATTGCAGAGTAGGAGTTAAGAAAGGAATAAAAGGCACAGGTAAATCACGATCTAATAATTATAATTCATATCTAACAGTTTTCGATATGAATAAAGGTAATTACAGAATGATAAACCTTACTACAATGTTAATTATCAATATAGGGGGTAAGCAATACTATGTCGAACAATAAAGAAGAGTCACCTAATTTCAATTGTCTATTAAGAGTGCCTAATACAGACAAGAATAGAGATAAGATTAAGGACTTAAATAAAAGAATGAAAGAATATGGTAGTAGATGGAGACTATCATATAAAGCAAGAAAACCAGTAGAAGGAAAGAAATGTACTTATGGTGGAGGTCTTAGGTTAGAAGATGCTAGAGAAATAGGTATATACATTAAACAAGTAACTGAAACTTCTGTTTCTCGTGTTTCTTTATATGAAAAAATAGAGCAAGACTTGGAATCTGCTAATAAGAAGCTAGACTTTATGACGAAACAGAGAGATAAGGCTAAGGCTATAGCAGAGAATCTATGGAAAAATGCTATAGGTGCAGATGGTAGAGATTGGGAGAATGACCAATGTCCTGTATGTACAGATGTAGATATTGAAAATACAGATGATTGGGTTGATTCTGAAGAATGGTATTGTAATAATTGTGATACCAAGTGGACTTGTAATAAGGAAGTGTCACGATCTGATCTACTCCTTAGTTACTAAGTAAAGTAAGTAGAAAATAGAAAATTGTAGAGAACTTTTACTGCTAATATTAGTTCTCTACTTTTTTTCTGTAATTTTTTTAAAAATTTTCGTTATAAATAGAAGCATATAAATTGATGTCTCAACATAGTCTCAATTGATTTATTTTATAAATATAAATTATTTCATTGTTTAAATCAAATATTATGCTTAATTTAAAATACAAATCTTGGGAGATTAAATGAAGTTTGATATTGAAAATTTATATAGCAACTACCTGGCTAAGAAGTCTGAGACTAGAAGGAAAGAACTAGACAAAGACAAAGTCGATGATATTAAGAGATATAGAGCATCATCTACAGGTATGTGTGCAAGGAAGATCTACTATGAGACCATACTGAGACTCACACCCACAGATAAACCAAACCAGAAGACAATGAGAATATTTCGATTAGGGGATTTGATACATACTGACATCCAGAATGCTGTAATCCAAGAATTTGAAAATGAGTAGTCCTATATACTATATAACTACTATACTATATAAGACTTATAAGTAACTACTACTATAAACTATTTCTTAGGAAATAGTTTAATAGTTTAATTAAGAATAGGAGCAATATGAGCGAAGAAGATAGTGAGTATGAATTAACAGAAAATGTTATAAAAACTATAGAGGAAACGAGAGTTTTCTGGAGTAAAGTTGCAAAGAGTAATGGTTGGTATGTAGAACCTTTCTATGTACAGGTTTGGGTAGATTTTCAGAATAACCTAGTTACAGACTCAGTGTCTTTTAAAGGAATGGAATCTGACATTGTTTGCCCTGTTGACCCAGATGAAGATGATATTTATGATTATTAAGGAAGTTTTAGTAGAAAAAGAAATTCAAATAGATGATTTAAATGTTAGAGGTTATCTAGATTTGGCGATAGTTACAGATGATAAGGAAGTGCATCTGTTTGATATTAAAACTATAAATGATTGGTCTTATAAAATGAAGTTTGGTAGAAAGGCTGATCCATCTGGATCTATACATCAAGAGTTGCAATTAGCTACATATGGATTAGCACTAGAAGATATGTACCCTGATCACAAGATTAAAATGTATCTACTTTTCTATAATAAAAATACATCTATGATAAAATACTTAGAAGTAACTGAAGATAGAATAATGTCTTCCTATTCTTTTTGGAAAAGGACATTAGCAGAACATAAGAATGGTCTGCCAGATTTAAAGAAGGGTGTATCCCCTGTTATGGATTGGGAATGCAGATATTGTCAATATAAACAACAATGTGAAGGAGACCTAAATGTCTAAAGAAGCACAAAGTGTTACGCAATCTATTGATGCACAGAAAGATAAGTTTGAGCAGAATATGAAGATTGTAAATGCTATAAAACAGAAGAGAGAGTTTATATCATCTAAACCTACTCCAAAGCCTTTTATAGAGCGAAAGGGAGATGGTTTTGATTATGTAAATGAGGCTTATATGCGAAAGCAATTAAACGAACATTATCCTATATGGTCTTGGAAATTAGATAATTCAGAATTTCTAGGAGCAGAGTGGGTAATAGTAAGAGGTACTCTAAGTGTAGTTGATGCAGGAGTACCTAGAACATTCTCATCAATGGGTGCTGCACGAGTCCAATTTAAGAGAGGCTCTGCACATGTAGCAGAAAATGTAGTTGATGTAGATAAGAATGTTGCTAGTGCTAATACAAATGCTTTTAAAAGAGCTATAAATAGACTATGCAATATTGCAGATGATGTTTATAAAAAGAGTGTGAAGGACATATCTTTATCTAAAGAAGAAGTAGAGTCTATAAAGATAGATATGGAAGGATTAGATAGTAAAGTGGTTACAGATATTCTAAAAGGCATAGAAGAACAAACTATAAATTCAGAGAATATTAGTGCTGTAAAAACGAAGATAGAGAGATTACATAATAATAACAAGGAAGGGAAATAGTATGGCAACAGTAAATGATGTTATAAAGAGTGATACAGGTAGTATTCAATTCTACAATCCAAGTGAGTCTGGAAGAAAGAAATTGATACCAAAGCAAGTATATTTTGCTTATATTAAAGAAGTTTCCATTAAGGAAGTTAATGTAAGAAAAAGATATAAGGCTAAGGTTTTCAATCTAACTCTTGAATTGGCTAATGCAAATAAGAATCTAACTTTCCACGATGATAATGGGAATCCTGTAAATGGAGAAGTGTTTGCTGGTAGAGAAGTTAGAACAACAGGAGTATTCTTATTCTTAAATCCTGGTGAGACAGATGAATGGGAAGCAAACAATGGTGCTAATGATAAGTACCTAGGTTTCTGTGAAAAAGTTGGTGTAGAGTGTCCAGAAGTAGAGGTTGAATTAGATGGTGTAAAAGCAAAAGTAAAGCAATTCCCTGTCTTAGAAGCAAGTGATCTTATAGGTAAGCCAATTAGAGCTTATATTGTAGAGGAGCAATGGACAGACAAGGAAGGCAAATCTAGAACATCTGTTAAGGCAATTAGTTTCGATGTTTGGGATGTCCCTTTAAACGATGACTTGAAAGATAGTCATGATGATATACCATTTTAAGGGGGTAGCAGATGAGTCTAAAAATAAGGTTGTTATTTTTCTTACATTATAAACTAGGACTAAAACCTCTAACAGTAATTAAGTATTCTGGAATATCTAGAGCAACATTCTATAGATATAAAAAGAGGCTAAATGGGAAAATGGTTTATAGCAAGAGATAGTAAGGAATCTAGGTCTTGTGAAACATGTAGAGAATATAAAATGAGAGGGCAGTTCTATGATTGGTATGGTCACCCTGCTCTCTCTAGTACTTATAAGATAGAGAAATTAGTTATGTGTGGCAATTGTGCTAAAAGAGAAGTTGGATTAAAAGGTTTTAGAAAATTAAATATAGAAGGAGCAATATGAGTAAACCAACAAAAAAAGTTTTATTATCAGGCTTAGCTTCAGATACAAGTTCACCTAGATATAAAAGATCTATGAAAGCTATAGTTGAAGGGCGAAAAAAGAAATCAAACAAAATATACACATCTAAACAAAGAGCAAGAATATTAAAAGAGTTCAGAGATGGGTGGTTTGGAAAGGAGTAAAATGTCAGAAGAAATAAATAATAGCGCAGCTGATCTATATGGGGACACAATAGAGGCTTTGAAAATATGTTTAGAAAGTTTAAAATATATAGTAGATAATTGTCCTAATGATATATCTAGGACTAGAGCAGAAAATACTATAGTAGAAGTAGAAAAGATTTTAAAATTAAATGAATAAATATTTGGGGAGTGTTAGGGAAGTCTTCTACCTTCTTCTTCCACTAGGGTCTGCTCAACTCTAGTATTAATACTCCCCCCTACCTTTGGAGGAAATATGGAAAAAAGAATTAGTCATGAATTGACTGTAATATATATAACAAGTGATGGTAAGAAATTTATAGAAGAGATAGATGCAAAGAGACATAATATATTATTGGGTATCATAGAAAAAGAGAGAGGAGGTACAGATTAGTATATCAGAAAAATTAGACAATATGAAGTCAGACGAACTATTTATCAAACATTATTACGAGTTAATAATAGAATATTATGAAAATAATATAGGAAATAAATCTGAAATAACAGGCGCTATAATAACAGAGAATATGTGTAAGATCAGTAGAATAAGATTCTTTGAGTTATATGGTTACTGGCATTAATAAAAAGTAAACAAGAAGGGAAATAATAGTGAAAGAGACTATCAAACTACTAGATTTATTTAGTGGTATAGGGGGATTCTCCCTCTCTGCTAAATGGGTTTGGGGAAATAAACTAGACATTAAAGGCTTCTGCGATATAGATGAATATTGCATAAGTCTATTAGAGAAGAGATTCCCTGATGCTCCAATATTCAGGGATATTAAAACATTAACAAAAGAACAATCTGGTGATGTAGATATTATAACAGGGGGATTCCCTTGTCAAGATATTTCATTAGCAGGGAAAGGAGCAGGAATAAATGAAGGAACAAGGTCAGGTCTTTGGTTTGAATATTACAGGCTTATTAGGGAGTTACGACCCAGATTCGCAATCATTGAAAATGTCGCAGCTCTCACTAGTAGAGGACTCAACATCGTACTTAGAGATCTTGCCGAAGCAGGGTATGATGCAGAATGGCAATGTATATCTGCAAAGCAAGTTGGTGCTTGGCATAAAAGAGAAAGAATCTGGGTTGTTGCCTACCCCAGTAGCATCAGATTACAATGCAAGAAGGAAAACAGCGAATTGGAAAGGGAACGATTTAGTGAGTCGAGTAGCAGAGATGGAATACCAGAGCAAACGAACAGCGTATTTACATCCAGAATGGATAGAGTGGATGATGGGTTATCCAATTGGCTACACGAACCTAGAGGAATCTCAAGGGTTGGAAAAGAAGTGATTAATAGGAAAGAAAGAATCCACGCATTAGGCAATTCTATAGTTCCTCAAATTCCATATCTTATCTTTAAAAGACTAAAGGAGGTACTAGATGCAGAAAGATGTTAGGGTATCTCCTCATTGTGAAGATACAGAAAAAGCAGTTCTAGGTAACTTAATAGGTAGACCTTCTATATACAATGAAGTTTCTCCTTTTTTACATAGAGATTACTTTTATAATAATATTAACAAGAGATTATTTGGAGTTATAAAAGAAATGGTTAAGGATAATGAACCTATAGACTTAGTTACAGTTAGTGCTAAAGCATCTATATGTGCAGACCCTTTATTGACTAGTTATTATATAAGTCAAGTCTATAGTAATGGGATGAGTTCTGTTAATTACATGTATTATTCTAAGAAGATATATGAACTATATCTATTAAGAAATGTAATAATAAAAACATCTGCAATTAACGACCTAGCTTATGCTAATCAAGATGTTTATAGTATGATGAATGATGCACACACAGAGATAGGTAAATTAATAGACTTAAAGCCAGGAGTGAAGTTTGATATAAATCAATACCTAACTAAGACATTAGAAAGTATTAGAGATGCAGGTATTAATATAATAAAAACAGGGTTTAAAGAAATTGATAAACTATCAGGTGGTATAACTAGAGGAGAACTATCTATAATAGGTGGAAGACCAGGTCATGGTAAAACTACTATGATGTTAAATCTTATCAAATCTTGTATGGATCAAGGACTAAAGGTTATGGTTTTTAACAGAGAGATGACTAATATAGAAATGCTAAAAAAGTTGATGGTTTTAGAGTCAGGGAAATTATCTTATCTGAATGTTAGGAGAGGATATATAAATGACCTAGAAACTGCAGCTAGATTAGATGAAGTTAAGAATACTATAGCAAATAAGTATAGTGAGGATAGGTTTGCTATGTTTGATAACCTATCATCATTTGAAGAATCATCAAAGGAGGTTAAAAAGTTTAAGCCTGATGTAATATTTGATGACTACATACAATTAATATCACCAGAGAATTCAAAGTTAGAAAGGAGATTACAGTTAGAACGATTAATAAATGATTATAAGTGGTTGGTAAAATCCAATAATTGCGCAGCTATATTATTATCTCAATTAAATCGTAGTATAGAAACAAGGGGAGATGGTAAGCCTAAGTTATCTGATCTAGCTGAAAGTGGTGCAATAGAGCAAGTAGCAGAGAATGTTTTCTTTATATACTATGAACATAAAGTTAAAATGAATGGTAAAGATGGAGAAAATATAATAGAGTTAATAGGTTCTAAGGTTCGATATGGTGTTTCAGGTACTGTGAAACTAGGATATTGGGGTGATAGAGCGAGAATATATGAATCAATAGAGGATTGTAGAAAGGAGATGAGAAATGGATAATAATCTATATATAGGTGTAGATCCAGGTAAGAATGGGGGTATAGCTGCTATATATAAAGAGCAGATTAATTTCATAAGATGTGGGAAAGACCCAAAAGAAATGTCTTATGATTTTCAGACTTTGGTATGGGACTTAACATATGAGAAATATGATAAGGTCTATTGCATGGTAGAGCATGTTCATTCTTTTCCAGGGCAAGGAGTTGTATCTACCTTTAGCTTTGGGCAGAATTATGGTAGATGGGAAGGTATAATAGCTAGTCTAGATATACATCAACATGATATAGAACCATATAAATGGATGAGCTGGTTTAATATAAAAAAGGGAGTAACTAGAAAAGAAAGAAAAAGGGAATTAAAGGAATTATCAGAAGACCTAAGTACAAAAGGTAGGTATGATTTTCCTGAAAAAAGAATAACCTTTAATGTAAGTGATGCTATATTGATAGCACACTATTGTAATGAAATTATGTGTGACTAGTTTGTAATGTCAATGTTTAGAAATTCTAGTAATACATATAGATAGGGGAGACCTGATTATTAGACCTAATTATTAGGTCTCTCTTATATTAAATAAAGGAGAAATAGATGGCTAATTATAAAGATGATTTTAGCAAAAGAAGGTTGTCAAATGTAGCAGAGGATATAGCTTTAGAATATTACAATAGTATAGATTGTGTAGTAACTAGATATGGACTCGATCTTTTACATAGAGAAGATGTAACTGTTGAAAAGTTCTGTAAAATACCTGAGTTCATAAGGAATACACCTGATTTTATAGTAATTCAAAAGAAATGTTTCTTAGTAGAAGTTAAAGGATGTTATGATTTATTGAAATTAAAGATATGTGATATGAAATCTTACGATAAATGGCTAGAGTATAATCCTATATTACCATATCATTATATAAAATAATTAATACACAGTTATAATTATCCTATTGATAAGTATAAAGATAATGGGAAAGAGTATTATAAAATACCATTAGAAGATTTATATGACCCAAAGGAGGAGAGTAGTAAAGGTTGGAGAGCAAGGTAGAAAATCGCAAAACTAACTCGCTCTCCTATAGGGGAGGTTAGGGCTACCAAACCTCCCTTAAATCTAAACTAATACTATAAAAATTTGGTGCGAGACTTGTTACCTCAATAGTATCTGAGTCTAATATACATTGAGTAAAATTATCCTGTCTTATACATCCAAATGCATTTAAATCTAAAGTATTTTCTATAAATATAAATGGTACTTGACCACCCATACTATCATATACTAATGCGTGATATATAGTCATCTTATTCTCTTTAAATAAGCTATTATCAAGATGAGTATACGATGAAAAATTATCTCCTAGTGTAAAATCTGTTGGGATACTATAATCTCCAGATTCTGATCTTGGAAATAGATCAGTATCTAATATTCCCTGGAACTCTAAATTATATCTCCTTCTTCCTTTTCTATCTATCAATCTTCTTTTTTGGCTATTAACACTACTATTATAACTAAGTAAGAAATCTGGAGTTGAATTCTTAATACTAAATAAACTTCTCCCTGATAATGTTTCTGATGATTTTATATTGTCAAATTCTATAGATTTTGAAAATCCTACATCTGCTGCAACAGGCATTGTATAATAAGAACCAAATCCAATGCTCCCTATATTTAAATATCTATTTAAAATAGTAGGAATTTCTTCTTCAGGAGTATGATGAAATATAGCACTAAGTGAACATACAATTGCATCATCATATAACATACTAGAATTTTCACTCCAAGCTGTTATAGTACTACCACTATTCTTATTAATATTCATCATATTATCTTCTCTGGTTATACTTGTAATATTTCTAGTAGATGATTGTGAATTAAATAAATCTATATATGATGATTTCCCAAGAGTCATACTTCCATGCACAGGGTCTAATTCATCTAATCCTACTTCATGAACAAAGAATTTCTTATTTTCCTTAGAAAATGCTAGTATTTTTATAGTAACTCCAACTTCTCTAAATTGATTAAAATTATGATTCAATAATGATACACAATTCAATCTACTAAAATATGATAATGGAATATCTGGGAAGTCATCATAAACAAGTACACCAGTACTACTTAGATATTGATCCATAACACCACCATCATCTGAGATAATATCCCATTCAGTATTATGTCTATTACCCCACCAATTGTGATTAAAACCTTGCTCATTATTAGTAAAGAAGTCATCTATTATCTCACTATTAGAGTATGTTTTCAATCTATCACTATTCTTATTTCTAAATAATAAATCCATACTCCATTTAAATCCATAAGGAATATTTAAATCATCTTGTACTGCACCACTTAAAGAATTTCTATATGCAAAATTAAATTTCTTAGTATCACTAGGATTTAAACCAAAGAAAGTCTTTATAACATCTTCTTCTAATATTGAATCGTATACTTTAATGTAACTATTACTATGAGATATAGATGTATTATATCCAATTATATCATTTGAATATACAGACCCTATCAATGGCATTACATTAGTGACAAAACCATTTTTACCTAAGTTTCTATCATTTGACATTATCTTTTACCTTGCTTTCTCTTAATAATTTTTTTGTTATGACTTTATCTACTAATTTATGGATAAGTTCTAATTTCTTTCCATCTAATGACTTGAAACTAATTTTATTGTCATTTGATTCTATATCATAATAACCCTTATATTTCTTACCCTCTACTTTAAAAAGGTTACCATCAGTATATATATGCCTAGCTTTTAATCCTTCATTATTGATAGACTTATTAAAGGAAAATACTTCTTTTTGTAAAATTGCATTTGATGTATTTTTAATTAAATTATTCCTTTTATCTTTATCTTTTGTAATAGCTATTGGATTATCTGAATAGTCAAAAGTGCTATCGCTAGAATCAAAAACTTCATTATCAAATTCAATACTAGCCATTCCTGGATTATTATCAACTGGTTTGCAATATGCTACTGATCTATCCATATTATATATTTTCACATATTTAAACATATTAGGTTCTTGTGATCCAGAATATTTTAATAAAATTACTGGCAAATCTTTAAATTCATTCTCATTTTTAGAAATATTTATCATAAGAGCTTTATCTATTCCAGCTGAAGTAATCCATCCTTTTCTTGATATACTATCTATAGATATATTACTATTATACCCTATTTCAATAGCTACTGGGACTTGATTATTTAAATTTACAGATAGAGAGTTGTTATCATAAAAAGATTCAAAGAAATCTATTGAATCAAACTGATCAATATATCCATTTCTTTTTAAGTTTAATAGAGTCTCTTTTATATAATTTTTTTTCATAATTTACCTTTCATAAAAACCACTTATGGATAGACATTATTGCCCAAATTATTCCAGTTTATATATTCGAATAGAATTATTATATCAATAATGTCTACCAGTCCATTATGATCCAAATCTGCTTGATGGTAGTTAAGTCCACTTAATTGGACACCACCTATCATATGATCTATCATTCTAATTATATCTACAATATTTATATTGCCATCACTATTTGCATCACCTTGTGTAATTACTTGTCCTCCTAATGCTACACAATCCTCAGCTGAAATTTGAATAGAGCCACCACCATCTTGAGGAAAATAACAATATGGCGTAAATTCACAACTACCATCCTCAACTGTTGCTAAATTACTATAGTTATTAGCTAATATATTAGTGCATCCATATATTGCCTGATCAATTTCTTCCTGATGGTTAGGACTAAATTCATTATATGTTCTAGCATCACTTTTTAATTTGTGTAATTGGTATATTTCAATAATAACACTATCTGTCTTTTTCCTTGTCTTTATCACTTTGAAGTAGGGATATATTATTTGACCATTCCTAATATTTTCCTTAGTATAGTCTTCTCCTAATATTTTTAAATTATCTATTATACTATCAAATGAAACTATATCACCAATTTCTAATGTTATATATTGAATTGGCAATTCTATTTTCATTTTAGCATGTTGATTACAAGAGTTATAACATAAAAAATCTCTCAATCTCTCTGCCGAAACTTTATCTCTTAAATACTTAGCGTCAAATTCCAATGTTGCATCAGTTGGATTACTTAAAGAATAAAAATTATTATCATAGTTTACAAGTTCTGAGGAAATATCAAGATAAGATGTTTCACTCTTTAATTCATCCTCATGGTAATCCATATTATACTTAACTTGCACTCTATGTTTAATATCTTCAGGTGGAGTAAAAGTAAGTGTTATCTTACTAACATCTCTAGATTGTATCTCTAAATCTACATTATCCATAGTATATTCATTTAGTATATCTGAAACAATAAATTTATTAGCAGATGGTCTAAATATAGGAAATGATTGAGTATTAGTAGCTATACTCTCTAATAGTTTTTTAGAGTTTATTAATTTATTAGTGGAGAAAGCTATTTTATATGAATAATCTCCTTCTACAACTTCTTCAAATTCTACAAATTCTTTAGGTATTCCAATTTCTGATATAGCTAGATGTTTCAATACATGGGATGGAGCTGTTACTATGCTCTGAAAATTATTATACACTAGACTTGATTGAACACCTATTAACCAAGTAACAAAATTAAATAAAGTAGGTATATATCTATATCCCACTCCTGGTATATAAACTCTAGATATTGCATCCCTAAATTTTATCTGTATTGGCTCTTGAAATATATCATCAGCTTGTGTATTCCCTGAACCTACTACATAATCTTGATGAGTCCAGGTAATCAAAGTATCTTCTGGTTGATAACCATCACTATTTCCATTTATATCTACGAATTGACCTGTTTTATTTAAATGATCTAAATCAAATTGTATATCTGTTAGATTGGAAGTTGTAGTAGTACCAATATTATCAAAAGTATTCTCACCTGTACCTCCATTGAAAGGAGTCCAAGAATTACTTCCAGTACTTACAATACTACCAGTCTTGTATGTAAAAAATGCTTTTTCAAGAGGCTGTCCTGTAAGATTAGAAACTCTTAATGGTGAGCTTATAATTTCAATATCAAACATAGGGTCGTTATGTATTCCATCTTGAGTGAAAGAATTATTCTGCACATCTGCATCAATATAAAACTGCATAGCTTCTGGGTTATCTTTCCATTCTAGTTTAAGCTCACCATCAGGATTGTAAAAATTATAATCTCCTGTCATTAATTGATATAGCATTGTACCTGAAAAAATGAGTGCAGTAGAAGTATATATAGAGGCTAACCATATTCTCATAATTTCTTCTATTCTATGTTCCATGCTGAAATGTGTTGCACCATAAGTATCCTCAGTTGGAGTGCCATTCATTTGTATGTAATATACATCCTCATGATCTGATATAGCAGACCTACCTTTAGAACTAGAATACAACTTAGAAGAACTAAAATCAGTTAATTCTAATCTTTGAAATAGAGTAGACCTTTGTATTTGTAAATTCAACTCTCTGTGTCCATGATGATCTCTTATATCATAACTAGTTCGAGCAGAAAGATCAAGACCTACAGTTGTTACTAGATTATTACAGGCATTTGGAGTATCCCACCAATGATGATATGTAAGGCAATCTCCTGTGTTGATAGCAGTACCATCTACTGTATTCATATTCGCATTACCATAATAAAGATTGCTTAATGAATTATTACCATATGCTTCTGAAACAGACGAACTATCTTGAGAGGCTAATGTATTAAAACTAGAGTTCATAGCTCCATAATCATTTATAATTTCAGTATGTGGAGTGTATTCTGCTCCATCGTATGGAAAATTACTATAATCAGTACCAGTGTAGTCTTGATTATATAGAACATGGTGAATAAAGTTTGTACCTCCTGGCATCGTACTCGTACAACCACCCTCTGTATAGCATACAGTATAAGGAGTCCAATCTATTGATGTATTCGTAAGTCCACCACCGAGAAGATCAAAAATATCATCATACTCTTGACTTACCATAAATGCATTATCATCTCCTAGTAGTTCACTGTCTTCAATATTAAAAGAGCCACTCCTTATACATAACCTTGGAAATATAGTATTCTCAGAATGAGATGTTGCTCCTGCTCCTGTATGTGCAGTCTGAGCTCCAGAGTATTGATCGAACGAAGATAAGTCATAATTAACAGCCATTTTATAAGTAGAGTAAGTATAGCATCCTCTTTCATTCACACCTTCTACATTTGAAGGTTCATAACTGCAAGATAAAAACAAACCTCTCCAATAAAAATCTTCTGGATTTGGAGAAGTATCATCTAACGCATATTCTCCAGTATTACCTTCATAAAAACCACTATTAATAGCACTATAAAGATCTGATCCTACAGTGTAAATAGGTGTAAATGAATTATCTCCATTATAATCATTGTAATTATACTCAATTTTAGTTGAAAATGTATCAGAATTTAAAAAAGTAGGAAATCCTAGTTCTAAACTAATAGCAGGTTGATATAAAGACTCTGCTTTATTTACAACAGGCATTAAAGTGTCTTTAAGTAAAGTAAAAGTGTTTGAGCCAACAGTTATAGTCATATCTTCTTTTATAAGTATAGCTAAATTATTAGAGTATTCTGAGGAAAAAATATTACATCCTGGTAGACCAGTAACATTAATATTAGCTGAAGAGAAATCATTGCCTAAATTGACACCACTACTCATTTCATTTAAGCAACCATGTCTATTGTTTATTCCATTCCAAGTGCCTGAAAAATTGATTTTATTAAAATTATCATCTGAAGGTATTATTGATGCTCCTGTTATTTCCATATTATAGTGTTCATCAAAACTCCAAATATCTTTTAAATTAACAAATTCATTATTATAGACATTATTGTGCTGATTCATACTAACATTATAATTATTTATTTGTGCAGTAACAAATGAATCACTATGATATCCAATACTTATTAATTGATTACTACCATTATATTTCTTATCATATCTATAAATAATACTTCTATCATATGGGAATTCAATATCTGGATAATTAAAATCATCTACCTGACCTATCAATAGAGCATCTGTACCATTTGTATATCCTACATAATTATGATGCATTATTTGAGATGTGTATTCTGGTAAAAATTCTTGTAGTTCTTCATTGTACATATCAACATACTCTGATCCATAATAGTTAGGTAGTCCTAGGATTGGATTACTTGATTCAATACCACTAGGATTTATATAATCATTATAAACATCCTTCAATTGACTCCATGAAGGTAAGTTTACAAAATTTAAACTCCATTGTTGTTGGTTATTATCATTTAATGCGTATTGATGTAATATTTCAGTACTAATATCTCTAAGTTCACTCTCTATAGGAATGCTTGACATTGTATTGTCAGTAACATTAATATGCCCATGGGTATTTAAATGGTCTTGTAGGTTAGTATTATTATCAGGTATTGTTGCGCAAGTATTTGCATCTACTCCTTGATATGGAAATTCTCCTGGTTCTGTCAATGTATATGCATTTTGAGGATTATTAATATAAACATTTTCATTAGATCCTATATAATGAAAAAATTGATGACCATTATTTGTAAGTCCCATTGTATTATTAACTACTTTAGCAAAGTTTAGCAATCTAATATCACTAGGATGCCTTACATGCCATGCTTGTATTTCATTGTTCATAGTAGAATTTAGAAGTGGTGTACCAATTATATCGTCTGTGTTTATATTTTTATTATACCAACCTATGAAAGGATAATTTTGATTTGAACTCCCTATACTGCCATCAGGATTATACCATTGCTCTAAATTACCATAGTCACTATAATTCCCAGATTCAACTGCTTGATCATATACATTGGATTCACTAACATCAACTCCTGTAGTTAAATAATGTCCACCAATAGCTTCATAATTCTGTGGTATGAAACAATATTCTCCCTTGTGTATAAATAATGCAGGCTCAGTTCTATATGGTATCCAATCTCCCATTCTATTAACTCCAAACCCTGTTGCAGGTCTTTCAGTATTAGTTATACTAGGATAATCATCTGATAACAAATAGACCTTACTGCTAAGACTATCAGTTGTAAATTTTTGGACAGGAGCATAATTAACTTCTCCATATGAAAATGGTATTGGCTTTAAGTGATCTTCCTTTACAACACAATTAGATAAATTACTCATTCTAGCTATTGGAACTTCTTTGTGAAATTTCTTCTCTGCGTAATCCTCTGCTTTAAATGATATAGATTTAGAGTCGTAAGTTACTGATCTTATTATACCAGTATAAACAGGAATATGGGCATCATATGAATTTATATATTCTTGAGAATCAGGATTAAATATATCCAAATTGCTAGAATTATGTATTTTATTCTTTATTGAATTCAAATTGGATGGAGCATAGAATATTTTAACAAACTTATTAATAAAATTATTATTTTTGAATAAATCACTAGTCCTATTCTCTAAATACATAGGATAGTTATTTAATTTAATACTCACATCTGATATTTTAAATTTTCTTTCATCTATATCTAATGATTCAGAGATAGATGGAATACTTAAATCTCTATCTTCAAAGTAAAAAGAATTAACTCCAACCTCATTTTTAAACTCTGAATTAATTAATTTATAACCTGGGTCTGTAGATAAGAATATTGACTTCCTATCAAAATTCTTATATGCTTGGACTCTATCATCTGGACTCATACCATATTCACCAATATCCTTAGAATATACATCTGCATCAGGATTATAATCTATTATCACAATTGGATGTAAATTATTTAATCCATATAGACTTGAATTAAAGAACGATTTATATTTATTCTTTTTAAGCATTAAATCCCTATGTCTTCCCCTCTTCTAATAGCTTCTTTAATTTTTGGAATTGCTTCACTTATAATAAAGTCATCAGAAAGAACATTGCCCTCGAAGGAAATATTAATATTAGTTCCAACTGGACTGCCACCTATGTTAGGAGTATTAATTGGAGTGATATTTACTAATTCTTTACCACCTGGATTATCTCCAACTATCAATTCTTGAGGTCCAGATGTAACAAAACTACCACCATAAGCCATTCTTTGCTTATCTAAAGATTTAGCCTGCGCTCCTGCTCCTGCAGTTGCTAGTGCAATTTGACCAAATAATTGACCTTTAGTCATTGCTACTTCTGCCTTAGCTATTGCTGGACCTCCAATAAATGGAGACCATTTTGCAAATATACCACCAACTGATCTTGAATAAGCAGTTACTATTTTACCAATACTCATACCTAAATCAACATAAATTTCCTTTTGTTTTAATGTTATATCTTCATTATGTTGTTTTATTTTTAATGCCTTTTGTTTGTTGTGAATCTTGGCTCTCTCTTTATCCTTAACTCTTTCACTAGCCTTCATCTTATCTATATTAGTTAATTGACCTGCTAACTCTAAGTTCTGAGCTTCATGTTGTATACTTAGTTGTGCGCTATAGTAACCTTTATATGTTTCTAAAAGACCCTCTAAAGCCTCAGTTGTCATATCAACCCACTCCTCCATATTCTTCTTTCTTAACTCTGGTAATTTATTAGCTGCTAATAAATCTGCTTCAGCATCATATCTAGCTTTTAATTTTTCCTTAATAAGATTTGTAGCCTTTGTAAATTCCTCAGTAATTGATATATTATCCTGAGAAAAAATTCCTAATTTAACTAACTCTTTTCCATATGCCTGCATCATTATGAGGCTTTCATGTGTAGCTTGATCCCCATCTTTTGTAGCATTCATTAACTGATGTTTAATACTAATTAATTTTTCACTACCTTCTTCTTCTTTATTTAAAGAAAATAGTGCTGCTTTTGTTGCCTTTTCTTGTCTCTGAGCAATACCATGCCAATCTGCTTCATCATTACTTCCACCAGGTTTAGGAATTACTTTTTCTCTATCTTTTAATAATTTAATATTCTTTTGCATGTCATCATTTATGCCTTTAAATCCACTTTGATGTGACTCTAAGAATTTCTCGAAAGAAGCCATGTTTCTTCCTTTATAGCCATCAAAATAATTATTAATTGCTTTAGAAGCATCATTCTTAGCTCCAAATGTTAATGCATTAAACAATTGATCATGTGTAAATTCTAAATCAAGTAATGTATTAATATATTCACGAGCATCCTGAGTAAGACTGAAAGTACCACTACCAGTGCCACCACCTGAATCTAATAGTTTGTTATATTCTTTATTAGTTTTACCCAGATTTGATATTTTTAATTCTACCTTTTCAATCTCTTCTCTATACCTAATTAATTCTCTAGCTGCTCCTGCTGTATTTAAGTCTTTTAATACCTCTGGCTTAACCTTAGTCAAATCTTGTAAACTTTTAGTGAAGTCTGAAGTCTCACCCTTAGCATCCTTACTACCTTTCATGTATTTAACTAGTCCCATAGTTAATAACGCTAATACACTTGCTGCTGCACCTATTCCAATTGAAGATTTTAATAGTGTTACAGATCTAGTTAGCCTCGCTGTTCTAATTGCTGCGTAATCAGCAGTTTTACCCCAGAACTTTAACCTATTTGCGCTTAATAGTATTGATTTCCCTAATGTATCAGTACCAGCGATGGTTGCTAGTAGTGGTGCTACCATCAATTTACCAGCTACTACAAATGCTGTCATACCTATAATAAATGTATAAATATCTGCTGGATTTAATGCTTTAGCAAGACTAGTGAGCGCTTTAGCTATACTTTCTATAGCAGGTCTTAATGACCCACCCATCTGGACACCTAAATCACTAAATGAATCTGATAAAGCTCTTATGGTCTGATTGTAATCGTGAAGATCTGAATTATTCTCGAATTCTTTATTAACTTCTTTTAATATTATATCTTGCGCACCTGCTAAATCATTAAAAAGAAGAAGCCTACTTATCATAAGTTTCTGAGTTTTAGAAAACTTAACACCATTCCTAGATAAAGCATTCAATCCTTTGATTGGATTATTCAATGCTTTTCCAAGCATTATGCTAGTACTTTTTAATCCTTCTACTGAAATTTTACCATTATTCATTGCTGCAGTCATATCTAAAACTGCTTTTTGAGCCATAGGGAATATATCTTTACCTATATTTGTAAAGGTAAGTAGTAATGCAGAGGATGAGGTTATTAGAGTTTCAGAGACATTAGTAAGTCTATTGTATTCTCCAGCTAAAGCTATAACTTCTTCTGTAGTTATTCCTGCAGCTCCACCTGTACTTCTTATTACATTAGCAACTCTTTTTTGTGCGTTTTGGAATTCACCAAATGATTCTAATACACCTCCTATACTTTTTTTAACTAGATTTAGAGCGAAGGCTAGGATTAGCATTTCTGATCTCATTACAGAAATAGATCCTTGTAAATTTCTACTGCTTTTTGCAGTTAATATATTTGCTTTATTAGTACTCTGGAGAGCTGTGTTTACTTTTTTTAGTGCTATGTTCTCAGCATTAAGAGTATTTATTTTAGCAATAGATTGAGCGCTAACCTTTTTAAGTGCAATTATAGCTTTTTCTTGTAATTTTAAATATTTAGCTAATGCAGGATTTACCTTTTTTATAGATTTTAGCTCGTTATCTAAATTTATCGAGTTTCCTGCTTCTTCTAAATCATCTAAAGTATTAGCCACTTTTACTCCTTTGTTGTGCTTTTTTTTGCTCCTGATATTTCTTTGTTTCAAGAGCGCTATTAATTATAAAACTTTTTTCAATCCACTTCCTAGGTTGATCTCCATACGCTCCTATATATGGAGGAACAGAAAATTCCTTAGAGTATATAAACCTTCCTATATCTTCTTGGCAACTATCTTCTAAAAAAACATTAGGACATGAAAAAAAAGGCAACTGTATAGATATAGCATAAGCCTTATCATAAGAATTGCCTTTCGCATTTTTATTGTCTATTTCTTTAGAAAGAAGATTTAAAACATGTATAACATCTTCTTTACTTTTAAATTCATAAATAGGATACTTATTATCTATCCTTATTGGAATCTGACTTTTATAAGGAAAGGAATGATTATTACACCCCTTACACCAATTATCTAAATGAACATTAATAGATAGTGCAAGGGAATCTATTCCCCCAGCTTTTGATATTCCTGTATAGCTAAAGAAAGTTCATTCTTCTCTTCATCAGACAATTGTTTTATTACTGAGTCAGATGGATAATTGTTAGTATTCTTTGCGAAATTTTTAAAATCTCCACCTGCAATACCTCTTCTAAGCCAAGCAGTACGAGCTTTATTTAATCCATTAATAATTGTTTGTCCATTATCAGATGTTTCAAGTTTAATAAGATCAGAACAATGATCCATATCATCCACACTTAATTCTCTCAATTCAACTTTTCTTTTAGACGACAATTCCACGATTTTTTTTGCCATTTTATCTCCTGTTAATTTACCAATTTGCAATTAAAGTACTATTAGCCACTGTATAGATAAAAGATCCACCACCTGTATCTGCAGCAATATATCCCTGACTATCAGATGTTTCTTGAACTACTTTATATGGAAGAGTAAAGTAAACTCCATCATCACTTGATAAATCTAACTCAGGAGTTCCTGTATACATTATACGAGCTAATATACTATATTCACCTGCTACTGCAGGTGTGCCAAATGCTGTAGTATTACTTATCTTTAAAGTAGAAGAAGTTCCTTCAAGAAAGTCATCCATAGGATTAGTCGCTGCACCAGTGTTAATCTCTGCATCATATTTAACTCTCATACTACCAGTGATTTCTAATTCAGGAACACCCCATTTAAAGAACTCTCCACTTCCATCAGCATTCATTCCTAATCTAGAAGCATTATTATTTACTGTTACTTCAAATGTACTAAGAAATATATCTTGAGCTGCCCCTTCCACATCTAGTGTTCTAGTTACAAAATCAGGATACATATATGACTGAGTTCTATAAGTCCAAGCACCACTTAATGTTTGTTCTCTTGCTAAAGGTTTTGAACTATAAAATTCACCTGATAAATAACATCTTCCTTCATTTGAAGATGGGTCACAACTTAATGTTAAGGTTCTTAATATAGCATCACTCATTACAAAATCTTCACCAGCTCTAGCACTATCAAATGCTATTGTGTAGTAAGCAGGTAATCCACTAGCAACTGTTCCCCATACAGGTCTAGATGAGTCTTTATTTAAAGTTGTAGTACTAACAAATGGAGCTACTGTATCATCACTAACATCAGTTTGAACAACATTTTGGAATACTGATCCAAACATCTGAGCTGCCCATTCTAATTCACAAGGCATTTCAAAACTCCAAGTCACTTCTCCACCTTTTTCACTTCTAAAAAAATGACCATCATGAGGTAGCATTCCTGAGCCTGCAGCTCCAGCTTTCATTCCTCCACCCTCCATTGAGGTAATACTTGGTAGCGAAACATCCATAAGAGGCATTTGCGTAAAAGGAGCAGATACTGCTATTGCAGTCCCAAATGCTGCTTGAGGTTTTATGCCTACTTTCCATTGTTTTCCAGAATATATATTTTTACTTAGTGCCATCTTTTACTCCTCCCTTTTTTGGATTATTTTTTTCTTTTTTAATTTCTTCTTTTAAAAATTGTGATAAGCTATTATCTATTAATTCTTCTTCGCTTAATGCTACAGATTTTCCATTAAGAAGGTCTTTTATTTTTTGCTTAATATCTGTAGGGTAGTTTTTTAATTCAACCCTTTCAAGACCTCTTTTTTGAACATATTTTATTTTCATGCTTTCTCCCATTTAAATTCCTAAATTTTTACAATTAAAGTTCCATCTAACTATATACCCAGAAAAATCTTCTGGCTCATCTATTAACTCTGCATCTAAAATTGTACTAGTTAGAATTCCTTCAAAGTAATGATTTCCATCTGTTTTTTCTATCTCACAATTGTTATTAAACACTTTCTCAATTCGAGAAACTCTAGCCAACACATGTTCCATAAAAGAGCTTTCTTGAACATTCTTGAGACTATAGTAATAATATACTCCAACTGAATATCTTCTAAGATTATTGAGACTACTTCTGTCTATTAAGACACTCTCAATAGGAACTAATCTCAAAGATTCATTTCCTGCCTTTCTATACCCTCCTATATAAACAGGTGTAGAGGCTTGGAATTCAGTTCTTAAAAAACTTTTAAGGTTTTTAAGTATCTTATCGTTCCATATATTTGTATAACTTGTGGGCATAATTTAGTTAAAATCTTTCATATAAACAACTTTCTAAGTTCTTGTCATTTGTGTATTCCTACTTGAACCAGGAGATCCATCCATAGATTCTCTAACTCCCCAGACCTCCATCTCCCACTCATCATTTTCTATAGATGCTGAATCAGCATTTAATCCAGCGAATCTAATTTGCAATCCACTACCAATAGACTGATAGAGTCCACTTATAATCTGTCCATCTACTATTTTATTTGTTTTTATTCCTTGATTATCGCCTGCATAAACATCAAATTTAGCAACTCCAATAACACCAGGAGTAGTTATTATAATTTTTAAACAATCATATACACCTTTATAAGAACCTCTCGTATCAACTATTCTTAATGAGGTAGCTTCTATAGTAGATACATCTCTTAATACACCAGATGATGAATCAGACGATACTTGATATGATAATTTGCTTTGACCTGTATTTATCTGATCTAAATTGAAATTAGCTTCTTTTAAGAAGTTTTCTGATAATTCACTCCCAGGTTCTTTTGAAGATGATAAGAAATAAGCTGCTAATAAAGAAGTTGTTCTAACTATCATATAATCAAAAACACCTTTTCTATTTTTAAACATATCTCGTGGTATACCTGAATCTACCCTAGAGTCAAAAAATCTACTAGCATTAGACATAACTCTAGCTACTAATGTAACATAATCTTCTCCTGATTCTATAAGTGAATCAACTGGGTTAATACTTGAATGAAAATAATACACAACATCATTAACATCATCATAAAACCAATCTTGATTTCCAACACATAATACTATACTAGCTTTTGCTGCACCTAAATTTTTACCATCTAAGAATAATGCTGTTATATTTCCACAATTCCCTGCTTGATATGTATTAGCCTGTGCATCAGATACCCAACCATAAACAGGTATCTTATCATCATACTTATCCATATTAGGGAATACATCTTTAACATCTCTTGCTGTACAATATACTGGTGAGGCTGCCATATTATCTCCTAACTATAAACCTTAATTTTAACTTTAGCTCTAGTTTTTCTATTTAAACAATTCATTGTTATCTTTTTTATGCCATTCTTTTTATATGCATGGTTAGAATTTATAGCTCCTGCATGAGGAGTAGTGATAGCACAAGATACAACAAAACTGGAATTAGCTGGACCAGTTATATTAAATGCACCTGAATCATAATTAATTACACCTGTTGCCACTCCACTTATATTACCAAAACCATCATCAGTAGCAAACTTACTGCTATTTGGAAGAGCATCTCCTGTTACTTGATCATAAATACTATCGTCTGGTATCCTAGGAGGAATTGTCTCTCTTACATTTGCTATTAATGGAAATCTACCTGCTCTAGTAGAAGCATGGAGTAAAGAAGTCGTTCCAGGAACTGCTTGATCAGAAAGAATAACAGAGGAAGTAGTCTTCCTAGAGTTTGATATTATTCTTAAATCTCCATTTATAATATTAATAGTTCCAGACTTTTCAAATAAAGCAGAAGTCGCATCTGTGAATTTACTATTTAATGCATTTTGCATTTTTGCAATAATTCCATTTGCACCACCAAATCGTAGATTTGAAGAATCAGTTGTAAAACTAATGTCAGTTGCAGAACCACCATCCAATATTATACCAAAGACATATGTTGCTGATGCTGTTAATCCAGTCTCTGACCCTTTAGATATAGATGTAAATCCCATCTCTTGATATGCTTTCTCGTAGAATTTAAAAGTAATACTTCCTGGTAGTATACCTGTAAAATTAGTAGATCTACCTCTTCCAAAAAAACTAGAACAAGTAAACTTTCCATCTAATCCTGTTATTACACTAGTATTAACATCAGTAAGATGATTGAATGTTGAAAACTTTATACTTGCTCCATCTGAATGTCCAGTAGTGTAATTAGTATCAGCTCTCTCTCCTATTTCTGTTCCCTTTAAACCTCTGTAGCATGTCATAAGAATACTACTATCTATTGATTTTACTTGTAAAACTTCTTTAAAATCACCCACTGTAGCTAATGCTGAACCAAGCTCTATAAAGTCTCCAACTCTAAATGCTTCTGTTGGAGTATCTGCTGTCACTGCGTCTACAGCTTGAGTTTGAATTTGAAGGGGGTCAGTAGTAAGAGTAATATGCGCACCTAAGTTTACACCTGAATCTGTTTGAGCTGTAGGAACAAAATCTGGTTCGTCTGTACCTGAAAGAAAAGTTTCGCTATTGCTTGATACTAATCCAGATGTTGGCAAGAACATAAATTCCCCAGGCTTTATTATAAAAGTTGGATAATCGTAATTTGCAGTCACTACTCCTGTAGCTTCATATCTAGGTAATTTTATATTAATTCCAATTGGAGTTTTACTTATATTCTCAATGTAAATTTGTTTTGGTTGTACAGAAGTTCCTGCAGCTCTAGTCTTACTAACTTCTAATACTGCAGTTCCAGTTGCCTCATATCCAAACTCCATATTATACTCTGATACTTCATTAGCATTTATAGGAGCTACTAATCTTTTTGTTATATTTGCCATCTAAATCCTCTTTCCTTATTTAATATAATATTGTAAATTAACAACTATCGTTACATCTCCTGTAGTACCAACATTCTCAATACATACAGCATATGCTTTATCAGCAGGTAGATCTGTAGATAGGAGAGTGCAATACCCTGTTGATATCCTATCATCACCAACTGTAACTGGAGATAGACTACCTAATCCTGATCCAGTTAAGGCAATACATGTTCCATTTGACAAATCTCCTGCAGTACTTCCACTTCCAGCTACAATATCATATTGCATTAAATGAATATTAATAGTACTAGCATCATTACATGCGATTGCATAATCCATAGATTCTAATTTTAAATTAGAAGAAGGTCTCCATAATACATTTGGATACTGATAAGCATTACTAGTTATAGTCACTGTATCAATTGGATTTGCTGAACTACCAAAATTAATAAGCGTTGGACTTGATGATCCACTCATACTATTATGTGAATAAGCACTGATTGGACTATGAGTTCCTGCGAATAGAGGACTCCCATCAGACATTTGAAAAGTTTTAATTGCAGTATTCGCTACGCTTTGTCCAGAATTTACTAATACTTTTTTATTACCAGTATCAACACTAAGTATATCTTCTCCATTAGCAGTTTCAACAAGAAGAGTTGCACTACTATTCAATAAAGGTGTAACTAAAACCTTAGTTGTTGATACAGCTAGAGAACTTTCTGTTCCAATGCCATCCTTAATAGTATGAAGACTATGGTCACTAATACCAGTAGTATTCTCTACATTAAGATTTAGCAAGGAACTATATCTTTCTTTTAGTTTCTTTCCAGCTAAACTCATAAAATTATGTCCTTTTCTGTACTATTAATATACATATTTCTTTTTAAATTAAAAATTAGTTCCAAAAAATGTAGCATTTTCAACTGGAGTAGACACTATCGTTGTTGTTACTTCTAGATAAGGTCTATCTGCTTCGAGAGTATTATCAGGTTGTCCAACAGAAAGAATTCTTCTATAGTCATAGTTAGCTGTAGCACTTGGAAAAGTACCCCATGATGAATCATTTGAATTTTGATAAAACTCGTCGTGGTCTATTGCAGTTATACTAAAAGTGTTATTATTTTCAATATCTGTCTTAGCATCAGCATTCATAACAAATTCCTGTGAAACATAAGTAAGTGTCGACGCAGTGTCTGATATACTTGTTGAAGATGAATATTCAGTAATATCATCTGAGTCCCAATCAGATGTAAATCCATCAAAATCATTCCATGTTGCCATTTCTAATGCTTGACCACTAGCAGTAGCTTGATCATAATCAGTTCCATCATAAGTAGATTTTAATGCAATAAGATTAATCGCTGATGTAGAACTTTTGTCATCTACGCAAGACGCACTAATTTTATACTTTGCGCTACTTACTGTGTCTGTTATTACAGATGTATCAAATGCGTGATGTGTTTGATAGTACCTTGATTGTCTTGATACTGAACTACCAAATTGACCACTACTATAAGTTTGATTAAACCTTGAACCAATCGATAGAAGATGTGTTGATGAAAAATCAACAATACCTGTCTGTATTGTGAAACCTGTTGAAGATGTTGCATTTCTTGCAGCAGTTAATACTGTTGTACTTTTTACTGATGATGAATTATATACAGGTAAATATGCATCAGATTGTATTGTCGATAGATTAACATCAATATATTTAGCAGTATTATGTAATAATGCAGAATTGATATTTAAAATTTTAGTATACCTATAACTCCCATCTCCATTATCTTTTAATGTATGATATGTGTCATAGTCCAATACATTGTAATCTTTATCAAATGCAATTGGTTTATTTATAAAGAAAGATTCATTATTTATTTTAAATTGAAATGAACCCCCTTTATAGTAGTTATTGTCTACTTCTATTGTTAAATCTTTATTAAATATTTCTACAATATCATTGCAAAAAGTTTCTAAAGTTATATTTAAGTAAGAAGTATCTTGAAATGTTTTTCTTTGGAATAAATTTTTTATTTGATTCGTTATTTCTTCTGTATTGATAAAACCTACAAATGAGTTATCTTTAATATAATACCCTATTACTTTTTTATTATCTTTTGTAAGATATTTACCATAACCTCCATCATCAAATACTTCTAGACTATACATATTGCATAAATTATTTAAAATTATTTCTTCAAAATTAGAAATATTATATGCATTAATAGTAAATACAATAGTATCTTTATAATAAACAGCGCTACCATGAGTATACATATCTTCGTGTATGCTATAATTACTTAAATCTGAACTTCCAAATTCTTCTGATTCAGTATATTGTCCCATAGTTATAAATTCATTATTAATTTTACCTACTGTGAAATCTAAATATGGAATATCTTTATTTAAATTCGTATAATTGTTATGTGTATTTAGCATAGAGTTACCATTATCTTCGCCAACATTATTTAAATTAAACCCATAATCACGAATAGTTTTATTACTATCATATTTAATATTCTGTAGCTCAAGTCCTTTGCAATATATATCGAATTCTATTTTACAATCGTTAAATTCCTTGTTTAATTTTACTAATTGAAAAACTTTAGATGCTTTTAATTTTACCTCTAGATCAGTCTCAACATTAAAATCTTGATTTTCTCCATTAAGCTCTACATTAACTAAACTAAATTCTAATTGCTGAGTTCCTAAATGTTGATTCTTATCAGGTCTAATACCAACTACTTTATGTGGATTATTTCCTTTTCTTTTTCCTACACTAATTATACCTTTGTCCATTAAAGAAATATTTCCAATAGTAGATGTTGTATCTTGAAATGTTAAATCTATTTCTTCATAAGAACCATCTGACTTTTTATAATTAATAGGAGATTGTTTAGTATAAACTTTATATTTATTATTAGATATTTGAGTGGTTGTTCTATTCACAGCTTTATTCATAATGAAAAGTTCAAACTCGCTACGCCAAAGTAGTCTGTTCCATCAAAATAGAATGAAACAATATCTATAGCATCATTAGCAGTTGATAATACAGGAGCAGCTCCTCCTGCCCATTTTATGTTATTACCTGCACCAGTGGCAGACCAGGTACTTATTGTTCCCCCAGCTCCACTTGCAGGTTGTGTTACTTTTAAAGTATAATTACCTTTATGTGGAGGATGCCAAGTATCAAATGTAATAAAATTAGCACCACTCGTCAAAACTATGTGTTGTTTGTTACCTTCTGTCCAACACCAAACAATATAGCCAAGGGCTTGAGTAACTGTAGGCATATTGAACCAACCTGCACTCTGCCCTATCTGTATTTGACCATTAAATTTTACATCAGTATCAGAATCTACTCCTACTGTAACTGTATTAGAGGTTAAGTCGCCTAATCTATCCTCTAAATTCGCAACATTAACATCTATATCTGTATTAGGACTATCACAAGTAGTAGTTATACTAGTAGTAGCATTAACTGCAGCTAAAGCATCAGAATCTGAATAAGATAAATGGGATCCAGTGGCTATTTCCAAACCATTGTAATAAGCAGAGCCAGTACTATCAACTTCTAATTTTCCAATTTTAACTTTATCTTTAGAGAGTTGAATTCTAGATAAAGAATCCCCTACCTTTAGACTTTTTAAATTCTTATCTAAAGGCTGATCGTTTAATAATGATACTTTATTATTATTTTTATCTTTAAAGTCTTTTTTATTATATGCTTTGCCTTTTTTTATTTTTTACCTGTAAGTTTGTAAATAAGACCTTTAACACTAGACCATATTAAATCATCTTGCTTTGAGGGACTCAAGGCTACAACTTTATCAATTACTAAAATTAATATAGTTACTACCTGCCAATTATTAGTTAATAATTCTAACATTCATTCTCCTTTGTTTTACATTTACAATTACCACATTTTACAAAATCTTTCTTAGGGTGAGCATCCTTTTTAAGTATAGCTATATCAATATCATGATTCTCCAGGTCTCTACCATGCTTAGCTTGTTCCTTTGCAATCTGCTTAATTTGAATAGCCATATCTCTAAAACCTTCAAGTTCTTTTTTATCTCTACTTCTTTTTATCTTTTTAGATATACCTTTAATAAGTTGTTTAGCTAAAAATATTTTCATTTAATTAATTCTCTAATCTTTGCATATAATGTCATTATACCTATAATAACACCTATGCTTAATGATATAAATGTTAATATAGGATTTAAAACCTGTAAAATGCCTATTGCTGTTGAAAAGAAACTAGTTCCTATACCTATACTAGGGTTTGAGGCTAAAACTCTTAGTGTGTCGTTTATCATTCAATTAATCCCAATCTTCATTATCGTTATCATATATATCAAATAGTTCCCAATGTTTTAATAAATATAAAAGTCCTCCTGCAAAGAATAATACAAATCCTAATAAATAAACGATCAGATCAATCATCGCAATTATCCCACTTTTTCAAGTCAAGCATCTGTAAAGGTTTCTCTATTAAATGACTTTTTAATTTATCATTTTGGATTGCTACTTTGTTTCCACCTTTTATATAAGGCTTCTTATTAGCGCAACCCACTTCATATACAAATAAAATTGTTTTCCATAAACCCACTCTGATCACACGAGCAGGTCTTCCATCAAAGATTATAACATCATCAGTATTAAGATCATCTCCTACAAAAACCTTTAGAGCTTCTATTAGAGACTCTATAGTGGTTCGAGCTATTAGGAAAAAAAAGCCTACAATAGCCATCCAACCATATTGACCAATCAAACTTTCTATAGCTTCTGTTTCCATTATTCCTTTTGTTAATTGCCATCAATCAATTCACCCCATAATGAGGTTTTTCCATTAATTATTTGTATAACATGCACTGTAAAGTAACCATTTTCAAAGAAATCTACAATAGCGAAGGAATGTGACCAATTATGTTGTCTTCCCCCTAACCAAGCATTCTGTTCTTTCGACATGTCCTTTAGACAACCTATACTCCAGGCTGACTTCACACCATCCATATGAGTTACTGAGCACTGCTGGATGTCGTGATGATGACCATACATTATGTTTGCCCCTAATCTCATAAGGTGGTTGCGAGTATGATGAAGTGAAGAAAAGTGATGACCATGGTAAAACCACAGCTTCCCCATTTTTAGATATTTCCCTATTGGTTGAAATAAGTAGCCCCTCTCTTTTAGTTTAACAACATCTTTAAATTTATAGTTTAGATATGGATGTTCTTCAGTAAATCTATTCATCCAATCATCATGATTACCTTCAATCATATATTTAGTCTTTACATTAGCCTTATCTAGAGACTCATCAATCTGATCCATTCCTTTATTGACATCTATTATATCTTGTTCTATAGATGGTAATTGGTATTCTAATGGAGGTCTTTTTTTCTTTTTCCATTGCCAATGAGATGAACCATGCCATTCTCCTACATCTCCTAAATCTATATAGGCATCTGGCTTGACTAATTCGATTGCTTTACATACTACATTTATAGCAGGTTGATATGCTAGTGGAAAGTGTTTATCTGGTGTTACTACTACTCTTTTTACTGGATTTTTTTTAGGCATACTACTCCTTTTATTACATATCTTTTTTATTAGCCTCTAAGAAATGTTCAATAGTCCCAGCTCCAAGATTTGTATTGTATACTTTCTTCCAATACTTAGCTTGAGCTTCTATATTAGTCCATTCTGGGATAGGATTTGGATCTCTCATATATTTTAATCTACAAAAAGCTACTTGTAAGGCTATATTAGATAATAAAGAGAATTCCAAATCGTTCCCTAGTCCTAAACCTATTAGTCTTTTTTTTATCTTTTCTCTATAATCTACAAAATTGTCTAAAGTATCTTGAGCTGTATCTAATTCTACTTGCCAAAAACCAATTGCTGGACCACTACCTCGTTGTCTTAGAGTTCTATATCCTGATTCTGCCATGCCTGTTCTCATTACTAAAGCTAAAGCATCATCACTATAAGCATCTAATCTATATAATACTTCTTCTGTAATTTCTTTTATATCATCTATCATATTGGTTTGGTATCATATTTTCCATTCTAAAAAGAAGGAGGGCAAAAGCCCTCCCTCTAGTTCTAATTAACATCGTTTATTTATGAAGCTGCTCCATTAATAAACTTAGCACTATATTCTTCATTAATAGCTGCACAACCAAATAATGAATCTGCTACAACCTTAGTAGACAAGAAATCAATATCATATTGTGAAGTTACTCTTGGAGATATAGAAGAAGCAAATCCAAACGATTGAGGATGTAATAAATAAGCTCCTGCTTCGCCTGCACCTGTTCCAATACTATTACTTGAAATAACAGGAACGCCCCATAATGTTGGAACTAAACCTGATACTAAGTTATTAGCACCAGCTACTACATCTGCATGTGAGATATATTTTCCTGTTTCAGTACCTGGATTCAATAATGCGCCAAATATCTTATAATTAACAGCTAAGACACATCCATCTCCTATAGGATCTACATTCTGTCCTCTTAATGCCTCAAATAATGCTGCTAAATTTGCAAGTGTTGCACCACTATCTAATTCACCAGCTGCTCCAGTAGTTGCATTAGTTGTTACTCCTGCATCTAAAACACCTTCAATATACAAATCAATCTTATTAGCAAGATCATATGCTATAGACATTGTATATTTTTCCATCATACCAGGAAGTGCTTGAACTTTAGCAGGGTCAGTAACCATTTTAGATGCATACCAATGCTGATCAACAGTTATTGTTGCTTCTAGTTCATTTGTTCTATCCCATGTTATTGGAGCTAGAACTACACCATCATCTGAACTAGCATTACCTAAGTCTGCTTGTTGTGCGCCAGTACCTGGTCTTAATTTAGGTACATGTATCACATCTCCACTATTACGAACTAATTCAGAATAATCCTGTATTAAGTTCTTGAATACTAACTTTTTTTGTAGGTAATCAAATATCATATCAGACCACAGTTCAGGTACTAAATTTTCTACTGAAGTATTTGCAGTGCTTGATTGATATTGACCACCTGCTGTTTCTGCTGCATAAGCCATATCTTTAATTCTCTCTTTCTTTAATTAATTTAAGTTTATTTTTTTGTATACTTAGATTTGATGCTATCCCAATGCTTTCTCTTATCCTCAGCACTCATATTCATCCAGTTGTCTAAATTCTTAGTATCAATACCTCTTGATACACCTGGAGATGGAACTGGGTTGCTTGGTCTAACTTCATCTATCTTAGATACAATATATTCAAGAGTGTCTATATCTTTTGTAGACATTCTCTCACGATCAGCCTCTGGCAACTTTGCTAATAAAGAATCTTTCTTTTTTATTTCAAATGTATCCCATTTATCCTTATAGGGAGTTACTTGGTCAAGTTTAGATTGAAGAGTCTCAGAAAGTTCTTTATATTTTTCCTGATCCTTCATTCCTTTTAATTTAGAAACTTCTTGATTTTTCAAGTAATCTTGATTCAATGTTTCACTACTTTGCGCTCTCTTACGAAGTTTCTTTGAATTATTCACTTCGTCTAAGTAAAGCTGTTTATAATCAGCAGATCCTTCTGAATCTGAGGTTTGTTCTGTCTGAACTACTTCGCTCATCTGAGCTTGATTTCCATCTAACATATGAAAATTCTCCTTTTTTGTTGTCGAAAATTAGATAACTTTTATATAAAAAGCAAATTAAGTCATTCCCATTAGTATAATTCTATAACCCATAAAATCTTCCATCTCAGTAATTGTATTAGATGGAATAACAGCCTCTAAATCATCATAGCTCTCTAATATAGCATCTGATGGTTCTTTTGAATTTGAGTCTACCTTATCTATTAAGAGTCTCAACAAATCTTTAATTTGATCATTATCACTCATATTGAACTCCTTATTTTTTATACAACTCCATTGCATATCTATTTTTTACTATAAGTTTAAATTTTGCTATTTTCTTTAATCTCAAACTTCCATTAGTATCAAGTGTAGTAGGAATTTCAAGATTAGTCCATCCTTTTTGATTTAAGAATTCTGCATAAGGTTGTTTTCTTTTATTCTCTGCATTATTAACAACAGATATTTGATTATTTTGTATAATAACACCAGCATCACTTTTAAAGAAACCCTTTTTTAAATTCCCAGTTGCTTGTAATTTTTTATCTGGAATACCACTAATGGGATAACCCATAATTGATCTCCAAACCTTTGTATTGCCTGACCATTCAGGTAGAGCAGAATTATTATCTGATCTTTTTTCGTTCCCAAACACTCTTTGATTCATCATAATAAATATTTCTGTTTGCAATTGCTTCGTAAATTTAGCTTTCTCTTCTCGTAATATTTTAGATTTTATATTTCGCCAATTCTTTTTTAGCTTACCTCTACGAGGAGATCCTCCTCTAGTTTCTTTATATATATTTGTGAATTTTGCCATTATTTCTTCTTATTGGACTTTCTTTTATTTCTTTTGTACTTTTTTATAAGGAGGTTTCTGCTTTTCCTTGCTTGTTTCCTGTTTTTCGCTTTCTTGTTGGGCATCTACATTCTCCTCTTCTGGTTTACTAGCATTATTCTTTTCAATGATTTTATTAGCCTCTTCAATGGATATATCTTTTTTATTCTCAACCATTATATCAGCATCAGTGACATGACCTCTTTCTAGCATCCAATTCCAAAGTTGTATTCTTTCTGTAACTGACTTAGGATACTCAGGTTCTTTAAATTCTACTTGTAATTCTCCTGGAACTTCAATATTGTTAAATTTTAGAATTGTTTTTTCTAATTTAAATAATTCATGTTCAAACATTCTCCATTGTTCAACTGTATCATTATAATCTTCAATTCTATCAAAATCTTTAATTATTAAAGCAAGACCAGAAGATGGTCTGTCCATGTTGCTATCGAAAGTAATATTCATATGCTTGGATTGTGCTAGTAGTTCAAGCTCAAATTTTATTGACTCGATAACTTTTGCAATATCACCCTTGGGAGACTCAATGCCAAAACGACCATCCACTGGAAGGTTAATAATAGTATCTGAACCCATTCTACTTACAGGTTCATCATCATAAACACCACTTGCCCATGGTTGTCCAAACATTTGAAATCTCTGACCAAGTTTAAGTTCTGTTAAGGTGATGTTTATTTGTTCATTTACGCCACATACATCTGAAGATCCTTCTCCATAAAAATCATCTATCTGTTCCATACTTCTAGGAAATACAAAAGGAAGTTTCCCTAGTCCATGTCTAAATTCTGATTCTATCTCTCCTTCTTCGTTATAAATAATCTTATAGTTACTATCCCAATAACAATATCTAAGTTCTTCTGTAAATGAAATATCATTAGTAGCTGATAACATTGGATATACTATAGCAAATGGGTTATAAGGGTCTTCGTCAAAGAATGCATCGAAATAATAAATAGGAAGATATTCTAAATTGCCTCCATCTTCATCTTCCTTCCAATTAACATATAATGCAATTGTACCTAAGAGGTTTGTCATTCTCTCTACATGTTTCATTCTAATATTTTTCTTAGAAGTCACATCATTGTATTTAAGGGAAGTTGCTTTAGAACCAATTGTTCGTTCTGGAGCTAAGGTGTATATCCTTGACTTCTTATCTATAAACTTCTTAGTTATATTTATTGTATAGAGAGGAACTTCTTGATAAGATTTGGCATTAAAATATTGAGCAATGTAACCATCTGTATTTGTGCCTGTATAATAATTAATTAATTTTTCTATGTATCTTCTTCTAGCTTTAGACTGATCTATTTTAGAATCCTGAATTGATTGTCTTATAATGTTTTCTGCATAGCTCATCTTTGGTGTATCCTCATTTTTTGTGTTCTAATTGGGAATCTGTTAATGAAAAAATATCTAACTACATCCATTCCATGGTCATGATAACCATCTTTCATAGGATCTTGTTTTATATTTGTCCCCTCTTTATGTTCTGGGTATCTGTAGTTTTCAAAGTCAGTGGCTAATCCAACACATTTTTTATCTAAGTGCAGGAATCGCTCTCCATTTGCATTCTCTACGAAACTTCTTACATGAGAGACACCTGATATTATATTGGTACTAACTTTATCTCTTATTGAGCGAATTCTAATTCCAAATCTACGAAATATTTCTGTATCTCCCAAACCTGACTGAGATTGGACACCTTTTCCAGCAGGGTCTCCAAAATAAGCCTGTACTTTATAAGGCTTCCTTTTTACTAATAATGCAAGTTGATCTGTCTTGACATTCTTCTCATGTATGAACTCATCAATAATATTTACATGCTCAACACCTTCGAGCGAATATACTTGAAACCATGCAACAGCAGGCATCCTATAACCAAAATCAATAGTGCAAAAAGTAGGGTAACTTGGATTATAAGGGAACTTACCCACATCAAGATTCCTATCAAAAGGGTAAACTCTCCCTGCAAATGATGTGAACATCGAACCATACTCTTGATCAAATATCTCTCTCGACATATTCCTTTTAGCTTCAATAATATCTTCATCTTTTTCTCCTTTAGGGTAAGCAAATTGATTTTCCCAAGATGGACTATTAAATGAAACCCACTCAGCATCACTCTGACCTCTAAGGTAAGCATCGTATACCCAATTGTATCCCTCTGGTGTTGTAATAAAAATAGCTCTTCCTTTTCTATCAGATAATGTAGGTCTTAGGTACATCTCCCAAGCTATCTTCTTTTGTTTGGCTGCCTCATCTAATATAAGTAAATCTAAACCTTCTCCAACAAGAGAATTCGGATTATCTGCAGACTTTGCTTCAAAAGTAGAACCTGCTTCTGTTTCAATGTACATATCTTTGTAAGAGGCTCTTCTAGTGGCAATGTTTTTAGTTTGATCAGGATTTGCTACGATTGTATGCCAAACTTCTCTGAATACCTTTTCTGCTGTTTGATAAGTTGGAGCTACTACCCATGAACGAGTCTTTGGGCAATTAAGAGTAGCCTCTATTTCCTTCGAGGCACATACACTCTTTCCCCATCTACGACCACAGACAGCAACTATGAACCTAGCCCTCTTTGTTGGGTAATGTATCCTAGCTTGACCATTGTGAGGTTGATAATTAGTGAATTCAAACCACTTTTTCTTAAAATCTAAGAATTTATCGCTATAAAAAAAATCAATTCCTTGCTTTCTTTGCATATAAGCCTTATTAGTTATATAGTA